ACATCCTGGTTTTACTATTGAAGAATATCCTCACACGCAACGATACTATCCTAAATATCTAGATTCTTATATTTCTAAGGATCCAGTAACAGGATACATGGATATGATTGAGCCTTATTTATTTGAACATGCTATTTTTGCTAGTTCAGAGACAGAGGCTGACGAACTTATTATTACGTTTAAGAGTCAAATGCTTAAACGACATTAATCAAGAACCGCCCCCCTTGTAGCAGCATAGGCATGCCTTTAGTTAAGCTTCTGTTAGCGAAGCCCTGTGTATACGGGAGATGCTTAAAGGGGGTGTTTTAAATTTCATGCTCAAACTCAAAAGCTATGAACGTTTTATTATCTTATTACGAACAACGTACTTCAGAAGAGAATGGTATTTCAATGCCTACCCTTGTTAGAAAAGAGTTGTTGGTTGATCATTCAGCACAAGAAATCACAGATCACATTGCAACTAAAAAGGATCGTACTGGCTCTCCCTATATACGTGATGATGAAAGTCATTATACATATGTAGCGGCTGTAGCTCATATTACGGTTACACAGAGAATGCGAGAACTTCCTGTTGTGGTGTATCCTAAAAATAAAGTCTCAGATGTTTCTCTCGGCTCTCAAGTAAATGTGGAGAGTCAAAAAAATCTCATCCAAAGTGAGTCAGGGGTACCAGCCGCAACTGGTACTTCTGTTTCTTTTCAACAATTAAATCAGGAGCCTTTTGCTAGATTGAGTCATTTAATGATGCATACTTTGGCAAGTGCTTTAAAGCCCCAAGAAAATCTTCTTAAAGATTACTATACCTATATTCCATTTACAAGAGTGGGAGAACTCATACACTTAACAAGAACCCTAGGTGTAAAAAGTTTTATAGATTTAGGATCTGGGGCCCCTGTTATTCCTGCCGCTTTAAATATTGCTCTTGGAATACAAACAGGAGCTGTAGAAGTACGTCAGGAAATATATGATGCTTGTAGTTTCTCTTTTCAGGGGTATACTGATTTTTATTGTACAGACATGTTTAACTGTACAGAAGAATTCTTAAATCGTTGGGAAGCGATATACATGTATGTGCCTATTATGAACTCTGATTTAATGCTCAAGTTTATTCAGCATCTTCATAATAATACACGTGTTGGTCAATTTTTGATTCTTGCTGGTTTTGGACAATCAAGTATTAATTATCTTGAATCTCAGCAAGACTTTCAAAAGGTGCGTATCTTTGATACCTATTCTCTTCTTGTTTATAAACGGATAAAATGAGCCAATCAAATAGCAAAGTCGCTAAATGCGAATGCAAACACGAATTCCAGGACAAAACATATGGTCCTCAAATGCGCGTTATGAATAATGCTTCTGCAAAGGGCAATATGAAAGAACGCTACAAGTGTACAGTATGCAAGAAAGAACATCGTCTTGCATCCAACACCGGAGTATAATATTTTAATGGTTTGGCCGTAATAGCTCAGTTGGTAGAGCAACTTAATGAATAATTAAGTGGTATCCGGAGTTCGAAACTCTGTGCGGCCGCAAATAATAATAGTCATGGAACAAGCAAAAGGATCGCATATCCAAATGAACATCGATCTCGCTTTGAGAGATGGCTGGTATTTAAACAAACATGATTTTGGTAATTTCTATTGGTGGCATGCTACTAAATGTAGAACGCTCCATAATGGGCAACGATTACCATTAGTCGGCGAACGAGCATTTCATTATCATAACGATTGGAATCAGCTCAAGTCTGTTGCACATAATCTACTTAAGGTTGTGCGGCAACGCAAAAACGATGATGTAAGAATGCAAGATACCGCGTATATAAGAGAAGCTTTGTTACTAGAAAACATTGACGAAGCCCACGCACGTATCCATCGTATTGCTTTAATCATAGTACCTATCACGTAAAACATTTTTATCTATATGGCTCGAATTTCAAAATCTCGTGCATTGGCAATGCTGCAATCAGCTGCCGGTAAGTTCTGTAGTGTTACCTTCATGAAGAAGGACAAAACAGTGAGAAAGCTGAATGGTAAAGTCTTGCAAGTCCCTGCTTCTCCGCTGGGATATCTCAAGATGAATGAAACCAGCACTAAGAACAACAAGGGTGGCATCAAAAATGTCAACCTTCAGACATTAAAAGGCTTCAGGATGAACAAAACGGAATATACCGTAGCGTAACCTGAGTTAAAGATCACTTCAAGGTGGACGAGGTAGCGACAAGCCTCCACTCTTTTCCAGAGGATTAGACACGGGTGGGAACCCAGTCGCTCCCTTTTTAAAACTCAAAACAACATGAACAACGTCAAGAAAGAACGCAAAGAATTTATTGACAGGCTGGTGCAGTTAAATAGCGAACTCAACGAATTAACTGAAGAACACCAAAGAAACATCAAGAGAATTAAAAAAATACATACAGAAGTCGTTTTGCTTGAACACAAAGCAAAAGTTCTGTTTAACGCTTAGTTTTTGAGTTCCCCTTACAGGTAATGCTGGGGGGAACTCTTACCTTTTAGTTTACTCACTAACTATGACTTATAGCGCATATGATTATCGACACGCCAGATTTAAAAAACCTAATCGAGGAACTTCGAAAAGACGAAAAGCTTTTAGAACAACAAAAAAACCTCGCAAAAACATCAGGTACGCAAAAAAGGACAACTACGATTAAAATAAAATTGTATATTAATCGTATCTATCCTATTTTTCATGTTGTTGATCCAGTTGATTTACACAATAAACGATTATTACTCATAGCAGCTACTCGTAGGAGAATTAAAAAGCTAAATGAGTATATTCAAGCAGCCTTTGTATAATATGGCCTACTGTACATTATATCAACCGGGGCCAAAAAGGCCTGACCCTAAATATACCTACACACCCCACGCATGTTTCAGCGGTATGTATGGAAATATAATGGGACAAAATGAAGTAGAAGTAATTGTATTAAAAAAATATCCTGGTGGTTCTGGTGCTTCTATGCATCTTTCTCCAGAGGAAGTTAATACCTATTATAACTTACTAAGAGATTGTGAATTTGTATTTTCTTTAGAAGAAGGAACTCGTTCGTTTAATAATACTTACACTCGAGAAGCTGCTAAAGAAGTAGAATGCTACATCTTTAACATTAAAGTTCAAGCAAATAGTAGATTAGTTAATCTAATCTTATTAAATGCTATTAGATACCTCTACGAAAACACCTACTATAAGATGGTTAGAGACTTTATTGCATTGTGTGAATATAAAACAGATATTTCTACATTCAATAGGTTTCTCTTAGCTCATTCTATTGTACAGGAGTCAGTTCATAGTGGACACTGCTTGTTACAAAGCAATAATGAAGTTAAAAGGTATTACTCTGATAAGGACTTTGTAAAATTGATATTACAAGCTCCTGCTGAACTGCCTAAAGATAAAGACGGCTATACTACTGTATATTATGCAAATTATCTTTTAAGGAGTCTTACATATAAAAATGCAATGACTTTACAAGAGATGTCTGCTATAAAAAAAGAATTACAAGCCGCTAAGCAAGAAAACGATTTTAAGACTTTATTCAACATTTATGGAAGCAAAATTGTGGGGGCCAAAGTCCCCGATTAGGGTATACTATACCCAACCGTGGTATCATTACACCAATTGGATTCCAAATGTGGTAATTGCGGATGATCTTTTAAAAGCAGATTTAGTTTTGTTTTTAGGAGGTGAGGACGTAGATCCTATTGTGTATGATCAAAACAAGCATCCAAAAACTTTCAGTAACATTGAAAGAGATAGGCATGAGATCAAGTTCATGGAAATAGCCTTTAAACGTAATATACCTATGTTGGGTATATGCAGGGGCTCTCAATTTCTTTGTGCTTGTGCTGCTAAAGGAATGCTAGTACAAGACCAGCCTAACCCAGGGCCACACTTGATGAAAACATTTGATGGTAAGGAATTTATGGTTTCTTCTACCCATCACCAAGCCCAGTATCCTTTTAATATGTCGAAAGAGGATTATAAGATTCTGGGATGGACAGAAAATTTACTCAAACACCATGAAGATGGTGACGGAAAAGAGCTGAATCCTTCAGTTGAATGTGAAGTGGTGGCGTATCCTACAATGAATGCATTGGGGATTCAACCACATCCTGAAATGTTGGATTATTACTCTCCTGCTAATGAGTGGTTCAGAGAAAGACTTTATGAGCTTTTAAATGGCGAACTTGTCTAATGCAAGACTTGGATATTCTTTTATACGGAGATGTTTTCGAAAATTCGGTGCATCAGAAAATTGATTATTTTCAACTAATGTTTCCTTATGGAAATGCTAGACTGATCACACCGTTAACGATAAACGAGCGATTATTATCGGCGGATGTTCTTGTCATACCTGGTGGGGCCGATGTGGACCCTGCAAGATATGGTGAAAGACCGCACTACTGGACTCAGAGGAGCAATCCTCATTTTGAGTATCTTGACAAAGTATTTTTACCTGAATGGATTAAGACAGGAAAACCTATCATTGGTATATGCAGAGGTATGCAAACCTTGAATGTAGCAATGGGGGGCAGTCTTTTCCAGGATATCAAAGGTCATCAAGGCCACCCAAACAAGAGGGAAGAAAGGCATCATGACATTTACACTGAGATCTACGATCCTGAGAATAAGATCGATTTCAGAATTTACGGCACCAACTCCTATCATCACCAATGCGTTAAGAAGATCGCAGATGGTTTTGAATTAATCGGGTGGTCCCATACTCTCAAACATTGTCCTACTACTATCAAGATGTATCGTGATGAAGTTAATCACGCTAAACGTTGGAGAAAAGAAGAGGACGAACTCATTGAAGGCAAGATGGTTTGGAAAAAAGATCCAACCAGTTTTCTTGCAATACCAGAAATCATTAAGCATAAGACACTACCGTATATAGCTTTCCAGTATCATCCTGAAAACATGAACTGTAAGCTATTCCATTACCTGGTAGAGCCTATGCTTGCCAACCTTTAAAACGGGTATGTAAGGGGCAGAGACCACGCTCTGCCTTTAGTTTTCTGGAAATGCTAAGTAACTCAATAACTAAGCATATGTTTGAAATTGAACTGAATTCATGTAATGATTTAAAGAAACTGCTGTTTCGAAGACTAGATGATCTAGAGGCCGGGGCAGCAGTTTACTTTAAAGGCTACAGTGTTGCTACTCTTAAACTGTACTGTTTGGAATGGGCAAGAGAGCAACCAGAACGATTGAAGTTTCACTTACTCGAAGTGAGAAATGGTGTATGTATCAAAAAAATCAAGAAAAATGAAACTAAGCGATATACTAAGCATGGGGTTCACTCTTGATGTTTTGAAGAGCATATGGGAATTTAGTCAAATCAACACAAAAGAGATGACTATTAACATATCCTCTCACGACACCAACGTTACCTTGGAAATAACAGGAAAAAATGAAAAGAACATTATTAGCAGTAAGCATGTGGTCCTATTCCCTTTATCAATGGTTGACACTAGCGATTCCAGCATTTTACATGGATGGCTGGATCTTGTTGCCCACCTTTGGAAAGGGATTCATGATTCGGAAAGTTCGTTCCTTGCGTTCGTTTCTGATAAAGAAAGAGACCAACAGCACTATGAATTAATGTGCATAAATTACAATCAAGGAAAAGCTATTCTCGCATAAGCAGAGGGGATGTCAGAACGATATGGAACAACGAAATCTGATTTTCTGGCATCCCGCTTATGTTTACACTCAAAACTAAAAAAAATGATGTGGTCTATCATCGGTGTTATCATCTTATTCTTACTAGTTTATGGTCCTGGTTTTTACAAAAGCTATAGAGCTGAAAAAAAAGTCAAGACTGATCCTATCTTCTACGTATACAAAATAGAAAGAGATTTCCACATTTGTAAAAAGGAAGATGAAAAAATAGCTTGGTTGAGGTACTGTCCGCAGTCTATATTTAGAGAATATGAAGACTATAAATCTCGATTAGCCTCAAAGTCACTAAAAGCTAGTCCTTTATTTACCTTTACAGATAGAATACAAGAAGCTGCACGAATTACTAGTGGTTATGAAGATAAAGAAACTAGGGGTCCTTATAGTACTTGTGGATATCATTGGAATACTTCTTTTAAGATAAAAGAAGAATGGGAAGAACGTAAAGCTAAAATCATTGTTGATATGCTTTCAGGAAAGTATGATGCCGAAATGGCGAGAATGAAAGCATTAGAAGAACAACAAGCACGGGAAAAGCAAGAAAAAGAAGAACGACTTTTAAATCAACGGTTTGCCTCAGGTGATTTTGTTTATCAATCATCAGTCTATACCGAAAATGTTGTTCCCCTTTCTCTAAAAACTAAGACAAGTGAGATTTTACGTCTCACTCCATTGTTAATAGCTGCTGACGAACGAAAGGATGAAGAGGCTGTAGGCCAGATTCTTTTAGAAATGGATGCAGTAATAAGATAGTTCATGGGATTTGCAAGGGAGGTTAGATATAACTGATCTCCTTTGCGTTTTCTTAATCTTTTAATCTAACCGTTATGTATTATCTTTATGTTGGAAATCCAATAGGTACTACTTTGGTTATTGAAACCCCCAGTACTGACAAACGTCAGTTCATAGGCATGGTTCTTAAATCAAACATGCCTGGAGTAAGGCTCGGAGGAGCCCTTGTATGTAACAGAGAAGATTATAGTCGTCTTAACTGCGAAGATGTAGAAACAGCGATAGACAGTTACAGAAAAGAATCCAAAAGAGTACGTAGAATGCAAATGATTAATGTCCAATTCGCCGACAAATGATGCCTTCTGATTTACCTGAATGCTTAAAGAAGATGCCCTTAAAGGAATTTCAAGGGCTAGGCTTTCTTATAAGATTAGCAGGAAGAGACCAAGCAATTGATTTGCTTAAAGAGAAAAGACCCGTAAGAGAAGCTACTCGTTTAGTAGAAGCCTACTTACGTTATTTTGATGAACCGGCAGCAATAGCCCCCGTTTAAGTTACATTTCAACTCACATTACAAACCCGTTGTTATGTCTTATTCTTGAGTCCTGAGCAAGACATGAAAACTGCTCCCCTCTGGGACAACGATTTATTTTCCATAGCTATATAAGAAAGCAAGCTTGCTTCACATGGAGTCCAAATCCATGTTGCACCCAACAGGATTGGCTCCTGGATCCGTAGACGGCAGATTCTATGCAACGGTGGATAGGAACAAATGTGCCGTTATAAAGCCCTACATTAACTGTTAGTTAGCTGAAAAAGTAAACCCCTATGGATCGAACGCTAATTAAGAAATATCTAAGACGTACTGGTGTAGCAATTCTTACTGTTGGAGCTACACTGGTGTTTATGTACATTTATGGACTAATAATGTATCATTAGTAGTTCATGGCTCTTATTCACAAACCTTTTAAATCCTCAGTTATGAGACCTTTCAAAGTGTTTTCGTTTCTGTTGATTGGGTTGTTAAGTACCTTTTTTATCGACAGCATCTCGGCAAGTCCCCCGACAAATCGACCGTGCGATGATAAAATTGAACTTTCGATCCTTTCAACACCGGTGTTCCAGGCCCCTGTCCTGGTTATGACCGTATCAATGCCAGAGATGGTGCTGCTTCCTACCGTTAAGGAGGAACATCCCTTCTGCAAACCGGAGTTGGCAGCTCCACAATTGTTCGAGACCCGCGCCATTCGTCCTCCTGACAGATGGATAACTGCAAGTCTCCCTTTTATTTATTATAATACCATTCCGACCTTTCCCGTTATCCTGCAGATGCCCTGCCTACATAGGCGATGCTGAACCCGGTAACATGAAAACGGAATAATTTCGGTTTTTTAGAGTCTAAGAGAGCCCTGTTGCCCAATAGGGCTCTCTTTTTTATATGGGGCAGAAAGGCCATCGACTCAAGACTAGTAGGATTAAATTGCAAGTCCCGGATTTGATATTTATCGGGTAACAAAAAGTATCGACCAATAATCGGCAAGGTAATAACCCTTCCAGCAAGAAGAGCAGCGATAGCTGCCTAACATTGCGGGGTCTCCAGGTACCGGCAACTGAAACCTGGATCAAAACAGTGCTTTACAATATGTTTTTTGATAGTTTACTGAAAACTATATAGTGCAATTGCTAACCCAAAGTTAGCCTTAATTACAAGCTTGTGCAATATTTAATTTGAAAACTTTTGAACACACGGGTTCGAATCCCGTCTGCTCCACTTTTTATGGGGATGTCACGTGGGCCGGGTGTATTGGAAACAATCCTGTCTTGGGTTGTGTCATCCTTTATTAGAGGGTTCGATCCCCCTCCATTCCCTCAAACCTTCATAAATTCTAAAAAGATGGACAAACGAACACGTAGAAGACTTGAGCTTCTTGCTGATCGAGGCGTATTGCCTTCTTCCATAGGCGTTGATACTGGAGATGATACTGAAAAGTTCATGGACTCTGGTATAGATATTGATGATGCTGGTGTATTAATGCGTTACGACTCTGAAGGAGGTGACGAAATCGATGCCGAATCAACAACTATTTTAAATCTACCAATACTTTCATCATGAGTTTAAGTGTTATTGGTTTTATACTGTTCTTTCATTTTCTTGCTGATTTTATATTTCAGGATAGAGAATGGGCGACAGAGAAGTACCACGACATCGATGCTTTAACGCAACATGTCTTAGCTTACTGCCTAGTATTTGGCATAGCCCTTTGGTGGTTTAAACCATCGGGAGGTTCTTTTGGAGATGTACTGGTTTTCGTGATAATAACGTATGTTTGTCATTTTATTACTGACTATATAACTAGTAAAGGAATGCATCAATATGCAGAAGATAAAAACTGGGGAACCACTATCCCTAATGTTGGATTCTTTTCTTTACTAGGATTTGATCAAGCACTCCATTATCTACAATTATTCGGTACTTATTACTTCGTATACATCTATGGATACAGTTATTATTAAAGGACTGGTTTCAGTCTCTAAATATATTGATCAGCTTTATTGCTTAAAGCAGCATCAATTTAATCTCTACTATCTTGAGATGATGGCCAAACACCAATCGAACCGGAAGGGAACGGACAGGGTCGGAAACGTACAGGAGGCACGTGTAAAGGGTAGGTGAAAAACTACCAGTGAATCGTTGCTATAATTGTCAGATCGAGGGCTTAAAAATTCTAACCTGTTTGTTCTTCTTAAGATAAAGCACAGCAAGTAGCGACACATAAAGTGCCCAGTGGTAGTGGGAACAACACAAAGAAACGTAGTAATTATCTAAGACCTTAAGTGGTAGGATTAGCGGTGTTGCTGTGCTTTCTTAAGGTCTCGTAGCTCAATTGGATAGAGCAACGGTTTAAATATCCCAATGTCTTTTACGATGACAATTGGCACAAAGTAGTACACACTTATCTAGCTCTTGCTTAATAGCTTCTAGAGATTTTTGTCTTAACTTTGCCCAAGTATAATCTTTTTGACTTGGATCTAAATGATGAAATTCATAAACTGAAGGATGTTCATTCTGTAAATTACAATCTACACATTTACTTCCTTTGTAAATTATTGCTTCAATTTTTCTTGCAGACCATCGTGCCATGCAGTATTGACTAAAGCATTTTTTACAATAACTAGCTCCTGATTTTCTATCATTTTGATTATAGAAATCATTAGAGTCTTTCTCTTTTAAACATTTTGTACAAATCTTCATATAATGGGGATGTAGTTAAACGGATATAACCAGGATTTTCTAAATCTTAATTTCAGGTTCGACTCCTGGCGTCCCTACAAAGATACAATAAAATTGTTTAGAAAACAAGTCTCTAATCACTTTTCTTTAAAGATAATTAAACCGTCGGTTATGGGTTCGATTCCCGTCGAGATCACAAAACTCAAAAGCATGCTTACTATAGAAATAAAATCAATCGAAGAAGCTAAAGCAATAAGGCATTGTTTGATTAGAACAAATGCTAGAAACACCAACGGAGCCCTTGATCATAGTGATGCTTTTTTAGGAAGGCTAAATGAGTTACTTGCAAAGATAGATCCACCTGAATCAGAAACTACTCAAAAACATGAAGATAAAATTCAAAAAAATACATGAACAAGGAGAATTGTTCCTGTGTCGTTTAAGTATCCAATTCAACCAAAAGAGTTTGAAGTTTCATCTCATATTAAATGATGATTCGAGATTTCATTCGCATCCCTGGGACTTTAAAAGCTTAATTCTTTTTGGAGGATACCAGGAGCTTATTGAAGATGTCGAAGATGAGGCATATCATTGGGAATATTACAACTTTCTTGATGTTAATAAGAAAGCTGCTGAAGTTCGTCATTTGATACGCTTAAACAGACTTTGGGGATTTAAAGTTCCCACTCTTACCGTTGGCCTCTATGGCGAGAAAAAACGACTTTGTTCTTTATGTGAAGCTTTAGGCTGTTGTCAAACAAATGCTAAAGCCGCTGTTGCACATTAATTCTTATTTCACTCAAAATCAACTAAAAGATGTTTGCGCAAAAAGTAAAATCGTTACCTGGCTTTGAAAAAGAAGCTTCAGGAACCACATCTGAATTTGTAAGAGTAGGCCTTCGTACAAGTGCCTCTAATCTTACCACTGCCTTAGGGAATAACGCCTTAAAGCTTAAAAGTACTGGAAATAGCTTTGTTGATCAATTCGGCAAAGTTACACAATACAGAGAACTACGTACATTTCAAGCTATATCTGAGGATATGAGTCTCTTATGGAGCCAGGATCCTTTAAAAACCTTGAAGTTTGCTGTTTACTTGAGAAACATTACCAGGCAAACAGCCTTAATCTCTGGTGATAAGCTTTCTAAAGTCCAGGTAGGACAAGGATTAAAACATGAAGGAATCTACAGATTAATGTGGCTAGCAATCAATCATCCTGATGTATTCTGGAAAAACATTGAATACATCGTGGCTGCAGGTTCTTGGCAAGATGTTTTTCAAATGCTTGCATATGACCTGAAGTATCATGGTTGGGATGATCGTAAACTTGATTGGCCAAAGTTTGGTGAATTGTTGATCGTAGCGGGAGCTACTTCTCACACAACGAACCTGGTTAGAAAGTATATGCCCACCATCAGAGCAAAAAAGAATTGCAAAACATTAGAAGCTAAATGTGATAATTTAGTAGCTAAGTGGTTCTGTTCTTTGATGTTTGGTGCTAAACCATTAAATGTTCCTGATGGAGCTTTTTATGGATCTACCTACAAGCAGTATCGCCTAATTAAAAACAGAGGTACGGCTCATCAGTGGCAACAACTTATCTCCAAAAAGATGATGGACGCTTTGGATTTTAAAACAATTCACGGAAGAGCGTTAACTAAACTTGTTGGAAGTAAATTCTTGGAGAATAACAATCTGACCACTAAATATGAAGAGTGGATTTCTTCCCAGCCAATTGCCAAATTTACAGGATATCCATATGAACTTCTGGCCCCTGTTAAAATAGGTTACTCTAATGCTCCTTTAAAAAGCTGGCAGCTAAAAACAATTGATGCTCAATTCCTGGGATTAATTGAGCTAGCTAAAGAGCTTATAGGCGATGCTCAGTCTGGTTATATTACCGTCCTGGACAGTTCTTCAAGTATGACTAGCCCTGTTCCAGGAACAAAGGTTAGTTCTTATAGCGTTGCAAAAGCAATGGCTTTGTACTTTTCATATCTGCTTAAAGGTCCTTTTGCAAATACCTTTATGGAGTTTAATGACAAGGCAGGGCTTATTGCTTGGAAAGGCGATACTCCTACAGCCAAAATCCAAAATGATCGTGCAGAAGCATATGGAAGTACTAACTTCCAATCTGTAACTGAAACGTTTATTCAATTAAGGGCTGCAGGTGTTCCTGAATCAGACTTCCCAACAGGACTTCTTTGTATTTCAGATGGATGCTTTAACAAAGCTCCTTTGAATGAAACAAATGTTATGTACCTGAGAAGGAGACTGCGTGAAGGAGGCTTTTCTTCAGAATATGTTGACCAGCTTAAAATTGTCTTCTGGGATATCCCTAATAATCATTATGGGGCCGCTCAGACAGCGTTTGAGGCATATGTGGATACTCCCAACGTATTTCATTTGTCTGGCCTTGATACAGCCGCTGTGAGCTTTTTATTTGGTGATAAATCAAAAGAAAAAGCAGCTCCAAAGACTTCTGAGGAGCTATTCGAAGCAGCGATGGATCAAGAATTGCTCAATTTGCTGGAATTGTAGATTACTCTGTTATTTTGGATACGGATGGGAGAGGGACAAAGGTTTCTCTCCCTGAAGAGCAGTTCCCAACGATGTGCTTTACTTTTGCGACGAAAAAGTGCCCAACAGTAAATTGGGTGTCTCTGACTAAGAGGAGTTAAACTCTCCCCACTAGGGAATAGAGCTACGAAAGTAGTTCAAAAATCGATATCATGAGAATGGGGCAACGGCAAACCCTAGAGATATGCTTTGGAAATAGTAGTCCTTCTGGATAGGGTATTCAAAGATTTAATTATGCGTCACTGTTATTCTAGTTTATAAGAGAAGGCTCCCAGACATGGAGCGGAGGACATAGTGTAATTGTATAGTGCAGTTAGGCTGCACTCGAAAGACTCACTGTCCGAATAACAAATCAGATTATATAATCTCTCAGCAAGGAGGATCGGCTCCTGGTCTTAATGATATCGATATAAGGTTGCTTACAGCAAACAAAACTAAAACAAATCTCCATAATTTGATTTAAAAGCAGCAACCTGAAAAAGGTACATACAGCAAGCAAACTGGATTTCTAAACCAAACAAATGTACCTTGATAAAGAGTCTTACAGCAAGCAACTTTCTGAAAAGCGGTGGGCGTACTTCAACTATGACTCTTGATAAGGATCCTTACAGCAACAAAAAACAACTGAAAATTGGTTTCATAAAACAGGATCCTGTATTTTTTAACAACAATCAATGAAAGACAACGAATTAGACGAGTGGTACGAAAAGACCATCCAAGATTCAATCATCATTTAAAGCCGCAAAGCAAATGAAGGCATTAATAAACAATGGAAAAGAAGGAACATGTCTTCCTGGGGTTTCTGGGCTTTTTATTTAATCAATAATGCAAGAACTAAACTGGACTTTTTAATTAGGTCAGGTACTTAACTGAATTAGCTCCTTAGGGTTGCTGTATAGGTTCTGTATTGGGCCGTCTTTGATATCGAAAAGGTTCAAATGGTGGGGGCTGCTGGCTTATCCTTAGGGATCAATCCTCCTTGCCCCCGTTGCCCTTTATCTTTTCGAGTGTTTGGGGGATCCCTCCTGAACGTTGGAGATTTAGTTAGAGAGGGAAAGTGTTCTCATACGGGCGGTAGGTGACAATACCGCCCTAATTTTTTCTATGATCTCAGAATATGTCATTCCTACTACTATGGTAAAAACCAAAGTAGGGGGAATAACCGCCATGATAATAGAAGTTAGAATAGACCTATCGAATATACCGAAATATGGTCTTTCTTACTTTTCTGGTGGAGTGCAACAATTTGTACTTATGTACGAAGAGGAATTTGAAATACTTGATAAACATGGTTAGGATTCAAAACATGACTACATATACCGTAGACGATTTGATAACTTTTTTAGGTAATCATAATCGAGTAAAGGCAACAATGGCTATTAGATCAAATATCAGTAAAGGACATTTCAATGGTACTGCTACTGCATCTGATCTTTCTTCTTTGATTAATAATTTAGGAAATTGGGGAAATACTAGAGAAGGACGTCAGTTTTGGCAAGATTTAAGCAATCATGTAAGAAACTTATCCCACTTCTTAAAAGCCAATTCAGGAGAACATAAAGTAGTAAATCCTGCAGACGATACCATCGAGTTACCTGGGGATCTCTATGATAAACTATTTACTTCGGAGCGTCGCCAACCGCTGACTCATAAAGAATTAGCAGAGTACATGAAGACTAGACGTAGTTCTTCTTCAGCATCAACTCACGTTGGAGGATATACACTTACTTATGGCACTAGTGGCGACACCGGTACTCCGTTCTCTAACGGGTGATATGCTCTCAGAGACTAGGGCTGTAAAAATAGCTCAGTTAGGAAAAATGAATGTAATGGTTGGAAAGGCCGATCATTACTATTGGCCCCGAGGATCGGTAGGATTGACTATTGCTGAAAGCAGAGTTCCTATTAAAATCTTTAGTGCTAGATATAATTGGGTCGCTGACCCACTTTATAAGGAACACTCCATGTTGTTTCTAGATACAATCAGAACTCATCAACAAAAGGTACATCGAGAAGAAGTACAGTATATGATCGAAAGCGATTATATTACAGATCCCTTAAATGCATATTTGTTCATTGGTAACTTACTCCTATCAGGGTTTAAGCCGGGACTTGATATGACATGGGCATCCTTTTTTATAAATGAGGTAGGGCGAGCATTAAATAAAGAGGAAACATTTGAAAAGCTAGTCAATTAACATGTCAGCGAAATACACCGTTAGAGATTATCCTCTTATGAAAGTAGCTTATGGAGATACTATTGCCATTGCAGGACTTACATGTACTGTAGGCCCTTGTTATCTTGCATTAGGTGATGTTCCTGGGGCTAAGACAAAAAAAGCAAACTCCTATATAGGAGATGTTCTTAAATTAAAAGGAGCAAACAGAGATTATATTGCTACTATAACTACAGGAAGGGTTCCTGAAAGTGGAGGGCAAGATTTTATTGAATGGCATCCTGGAGACTGGAACGCTGCAAAAAACCTTATTAACGCTTTGTACGAGATAAGTTTGAATTTAGGATTAGATGTAGGTCTACCTAAAGTAGAAGTTTCTCGCTACAAAAATCATACCATATTCAAAGTTGGAAGAAGAACTCTAACTATTGTCGGCCATCCACTCTATTCCATAATCGAAAAACCAGTAAAAGATGGTATACAACTCGATCTCGCAGTTGCAGAAAGTGAATGAACTTGTCACTGGTGACATATTCCAGCTTCCTAACAAAGGAAAAAACATAGGATATGTACAGTATCATTTACGTAATGGCGACCAGCCTTATATTGCCTGGCTCGATGGTGGTGGAGATGCCAAAAACTATGAACCTACGGTCAAGTTCCTTAAAAATACTTTAGGAATAACTCAAGAAGATATTGAGTTTATTGCTAAGCAAGTAGTAGGTATTGACTACGATGAGGACATAGTTAAAAGAGACAGCGGCATGCCTAATATTTTTCACTATTTTGGAAGAGATTCTTTCAATAGAGTAGCCTGGCGCTTTTTTCATGAATTGGGAATGTACATTGAGGACATTCTTCAACACGGAGTTCCGCAAAAGAATGACGTAGAGGTAGCCGTACAGGGAGACCACACGATTTTCGATTTCACAACAGTCCGAATTATTGTTAATGGTAAACCTGAACACTACATTCAATGAGAATAGCCTTAAGAATTGACACAAATCCAGCGAAACCGAGCCTTATTGTTTACAAAGATAAAGGCTTCGGATATTCGGAATCAGCTGAGCATCCTATTATAGTGAAAGCTCGAATGAGGAATAGGTTTATACCTATGGGGAAGCATAAAACCCCTACAGCAACAACTTTTAATCGTAACGGCAATATAGCCAAGCAGCTATATGATCTTATGACTAAATATATCTCTCCTTTACACTTCAAGGAACCTCGAGGCGGTAAAAGTACTACTTTGATTGAGATTTCTGAGGATAACTCAGAAAAGGCTTTAAATGAAATACGTCAATTTTTTGAAAGCAATAATATAACAGCACATGTCTAACAAGCCAAACAAAACGAAGAAATTCGAAAGAAGAAGCAAAAAGGTGAGAAAAACCCAGGTAGCGGAAGGTATGGAGGAAAAACTTGTAATCCTTCCGGAACAGGTGTGGCAAGAATTGAGAGATCGAGGTCTCCATATTCCTGAAGGAAATTTCAGTATCCGGTATTTTGCCAGAAAGCTTCTGCCGTTTACATTTGTAACCGAGCTGTCAGTTGAAGCCAAGAAGCTTCTTTTCAAAGACCTGATGAAAGAGCTTGTCCCTGAATTCGATTCTACAATGTGCAAAGGCTTTGCCGAGGTACCTTATAAGATCGCAGACCAGGAAACCATTTTTGACATTGCGGCAATGTTGACCGAAGAGGAAGACAAAGCTCAAAGAAAGAAACCAAAATCAGTTAAACTCCCGGCAGCAGCTGAAGAAGCTGTAGTCTAAAATATCGACAACATGGATTTAGAGCTTGAAACTCCGGATAACGTCATTGAGGACGAATCTATTACCCACGGTCTAACAGACCACGAACTTTATCAGTTTTACCCTGATCAAGTTAAAAGTAAGCGACCTTTTATTTATTCTGTGGAAGATACAGACGACCCAAATAAAAAGGTAGCTCATGTAGCACAGCTTCGGTTGTGTAAGATCGCAAAGGACTTAGATGATCCTGACTCAAGATGGATGTACGGGCTCCGAATTCTACGTTGTTCACAAAGGAATACTCTTGAAGTTATGCAACAGTATAACATAAGAGAGGGACTTACACTGAAAGCAGGCCAGACTATCCACGTAAGAGAAACAACAGTTGCTAGAAACGAACAAAGATTGTTCAACCCTAAGCAGGACAGTAAAGGAATGCTACTCTTAGCAGCCGACGGTCAGCCGATCTTTCGATCTGTTTTTGTAGAGTATGAAGGAGAAGGAGAACTCGATGTCGTAATTGACTATAGGAAATCAAATATCCCAATAGATCAGTATCGAGAAAAGCTCGCTTCTATCAGAAAATCCTAACAGAAATTACAGTGTGTGAAAGGGGGCCCCAAAAGCCCCCTTTTCTCAAACTTTTATCACTTTTATGAAAAAAACATTCATTTTTATTTGGTTTTCGTTACTTTTTGTTGTATCTTTACAGGCGCAAACAATTCATATTGATGCGCCAATAAGCGACACAGTGGCACAAACTAAGGATATAATCAACCTAGACTGGGCGGATGGCTTCGATTTGTATCGATATGCTAAGAGACGCTTCCTTGAAGAGGAGTTAGACTCTTTAGATAGGGTAGCCCTTTACATGTCCTTGCAGAACAACATGATGCTAGGTAATGATGTTCTAAGACTAGAAGGAATCGTAAAAAGAGATTCAGAGATAATTGACAACCTAATGAAAGTCAATAGTTCTATACGCTGGAAATCTAATCAAGACGATTTAAGAATCAAGCAATTAGAGCTTGAGGTCAGGGAACAAAAGGTTAGAAAAAAAGAAGCCTGGATTACTGCTGCTTGTTTTGCAGTTTTATCTGGATTAGTCATGATTTCAAAATGATATCACAAGAAAGAAAACGGTATATTTGGTTCATGATAGCATTTGCTGTAATATCTTTTGTATTTGCAGCATTAGGAGCTATCTGGCAAAAAGGAAAATGCCGTGAACAAGTAGCTAAGATTGAAGCTACTCTTGGAAATCAACTACAGGAAAGAGACAGTCTTGTAGCTGTTTATCAAGTAGGAAGAGAGCTATTGATTAGCCAGCTGGATAGTCTTAACAAAATAAATGCTAGACGCATGATTGTTAAGAAAAAGCTGGAGGAAAAACTAAAGGAACCTTTACCTCAAAATAAGGACGATCTTGAACAATCAATTCAAAAACTCTTAAACGAGATCAGGGAGAAAGAAAAGTGGGATTAAGTTAATGAGGTTTTATCAAACAAAAGAAGAGTTCTATGAGTCCAAAAAAAGGACGATTGGGGCAAGTGAGGTTAGCATAATTTTAGGAAGATCGCAGTTTGAAACAAGATATGAGCTTTGGTTATCAAAGATCAATCTTACAAAGCGAGATCCTAATAAATATAGCATTGCAGGAAACATGTTGGAAAGCTCTATCGTGGAGCGCTTCTACACCGAAAGGAACGAGAAGTTCATTAAAGAAGACAACTTACTTTCCTTTTCTCACCCAGAATACGATTTCATAATTGTTCATCCAGACGATATTTGGAGGGGAGAAAGGCTACTTGAGGCCAAAACAACACAAAAATACCTTACGGATGTAACAGTAATTCCCTATGTTACAGACATGTATTTTCCTCAATGGAATTTTACATTAGGTGTTATAAAAGAGAATGAACCAGATTTCCTAGACACAGGTTTTCTTATTATGTTCTCTAGGGGAGTAGATTATTTTGAAATACCTTTTCAATTTGATCCTGAATTATACCAACAATCCTTAAAAGAAGTCATTGCTTTTAAAAAGCTTGTAGACAACAATACACCTCCTGAACTATACCGAGCAGATTATGATTTAGTCTACAGTACTGCACAAGGAGGAGACGTATACGCAGATGCGCGTTTAAAGGAGGTATACCAGAGACTTTGCGAATTAAAAGTATCTCAAAGAGATCTAGATGAAGAAAAAGAAAGGCTTACGTACGAAGTTAAACAAGCCCTCAAAGAAAAAGAACGAGTCATTGATCCAGATAATAACGAAATTCTAATAACCTGGAAGAATACTGCGAGAAGCAGAGTGTTTAGAGTTTACGAAAAAACATAATCTATGATACCCATTACGAAACACAAGGTAGATGAATCGCTAAGAAAAGTACTTTTACTGCTTGGAGTCTTATTTATATTTATGATTGGTGCTGTTGCTATGCAATCTTTGGAACATTTTGTTTACAAAAAGCAAGCCGTCATCAAAGAGAAACGTAATATAAAACGAGAAGCCGAAGAAGTATATCACTTATCAAGCATAATCAATGCTGAATGTGGAAACTGCTCTCTTGCTGAAAAACGCATGATAGGCTCTGTAGTAATTAACAGAGCTAGGTATGGGGGTCAATCAATACTCGAAGTTATTTCTGAAGAAAGCCAATTTCATGGCTATCGTCAAGAAGGATACATTTGTACGGAAGAAAATAGTCAAATTGCAGAAAGATTGCTTTCCGGGAAACGAGAAAGAAGTGTATTATACTTCTTTACCGGTGTTCCAGAGTGGTCTGATAGCTTGACTATTGTGAAGAAAAAAGGATTTATCCATACATTCGCCTATTAAACTAAATTATGGCAGACGGCCTTTACTTTCCAATAAGATTTGCATTAACGTTTGACAAAAACAAAATCAATATTGTCAATACGATAGATGAGTACATGACTACTTATATGCAAATTGATGATTATATGTTTGGAAGTTTTCTTAAGAAAGCTATCACATATGAACCTCTATTTATACTAGAAGACGTAAAGGCTTCTGGACCAATTGCAATAACTCGTAAACGTGTTGTTTTTGAATTGATTGAAGATTACTTGAATGCTGAATTAAGCAATTATGTGAGAATAACGGGAGCAGTCCCAAGTACTTACATAAGAAAGTATACTGAAAGAAATATAGAACCTCACTTTTACAAGGCATTGTGGCTTTGTACCTTTTACAAACATCGGTAATTTTTACTTTTAGATGGCAAGATTTTTGATAGGCACTGATCCAGAGATGATTATTCTTGGAGCAGGAGGCTTACCAGTCTCAGCAGAAGCGTTAATTGGAGCGGGAAAAGACGTACCCTTAGTTATCAATGAAGAAGTTTCTGTCCACGAAGACAATATCCTTGTAGAATTTAATATTTCTCCAGCAAAGAACGCAATGGACTTTGTGAAAAAGAATATTATGGCTTTATATCTCATAAATGAGCAATTTATCAAACCTAAAGGATTGAAAATATCCAGGGATTGTTTTGCTGAATTTGAGAAGAAGTATCTTGTAACTGAACAGGCGATGGCTGTAGGCTGTTCACCAGAATTTGATGCATTGACCGGAGATATTATTGATCCTCCTATCTTTGCAGATGGTTTTGCTGGAAGATCTGCCGGTGGTCACGTGCATGTAGGTTACGATAACGAGAATTATGCAGATTCTATGATGATTGTCAAGTTGCTTGACCTTCATCTTGGAGTACCTTCGCTGATTCTTGATCCTGACACCAGGAGAAGGCAAATCTATGGAAAGCCTTCTTCCTATAGAAGGACTGAAGGCCTAAAAGTAGAGTACAGAACCCTTTCTAACTTCTGGATCTTTGAAAAGACCCTGATGGAATGGATCTACGAAGTTGTTGCTAAAGTAGTAGACGAAGTTAAGTCTGGTACCATCATCGACGATGACCTGTACATTACAGTAAGACAAACAATCGAAAATAACGATATAGAAACAGCACAAAAGCTGATTTCACAAAATGCCCTTCTTATGCCTTACGGTGAAAAGATGGACATTCTTGCCCTTATTGAACAAACAGACAGCCCTTTCTTGAAAGAGTTTCTGGTTGCTGATGGTGGCAAAGTCGAGATAGTTGCTGTAGAAGCAGAATCTGAATTTGAAGCCAACAGAAAGAGAAACCAAGAGTTTACTCCAAGTATGCCAGAGCCAGTTGCTCATGTACCTGTAGTTAAAGACCCGGTAGCTCAATATGACCAGTCTTCTCAAAACCCATACTCGAAAAAGTATAATCAGAAGCCTTCTACTAAAAAGCTGCCAACTCTTATGCCTCTTGACGAAATTGTTAGGCAGCGCATTGCACTAGATCAAGAGAACTTAGATTTCCTCCTTGATGATCAGGCAGCTCCTGAAGAGCATGAAGTTGTAGACGGAGAGGCTGTTATGGCTCCTATGGGGGCAGGATTTTACGAATTCAGTGTAGGAGGGACTCCGCATAGGATTTATCCTGTAGAGGCTGCAGAGGGTACTCTGGTAGTCAATGAGGACGAAGAAATTCCTCTGCCTTTTGCAGATGACGACGATGACTACTTCCCTGAGGAAGTTGGGGGAGACGAAGAAGAGTAATTTTTAATGATTGAAGAAGACAAGAAAAGATTTTTCTAAACCAGAGAAATCGGACCTAGTAAAAGGGAATATTCTACCAGTTTATTCCAATTTTACAGAGGAGAAAGGGTTTAGAGGGAATGCGGAATTAATTGAACGCAAACCCTCTAAATGGAGAGATGAGAAGAATGGTTTTATTAGAACAATAATAGGTGGTACTGATCAAAAAGAAGGCTACGCTGTTATGTGGAAATTCCAGAGATGGGTAATTAGATTTGTCGATGGTCCCTACAAAGGACACACTACTTGTGAAAACATCGGATATTTTTACTCTTACTCATTTTTGGATAAAGGAGATGAGGAGGAATGATTTACTATTTAGGACAGGACAATAATCTACCGTTCAAAAGAACTACACAGGAAGAAATTCTTGATTTTTGTAATTCGGAGTATATACTTGCGGTAGATACGGAAACTTCTGATTTGCACCCACAAGTCGGCGAATTGCTGTTGCTTCAGATAGGCAACGAGGAGAAACAATTCGTTATAGACTGTAGGACAGAAGATATAAGTTTTTTGAAGTGGATATTGGAAAATGTTCCAATAGTACTTCATAATGCAAAGTTTGATTTAAGGTTCCTATATAGTAAGGGTATCTATCCTTATCTCAACGTAAAGGACACATTTATTGCTGAACATGTTTTACTAGCGGGTATTGACTCCTTCAAGAGTTATGCAGCGCTATGTAAAAAGTATTTCGACCTTACCATATCTAAAGATGAACGTAATTTATTCAGAAAGAAGATAATTAATGAGGTCACAATAAGATATGGAGCGAGGGACGTACAGCATTTAATACCTTTATTTAACAAACAGCTAACGCTGCTTAAACGAGAAAAGCTCCTCGATTGTTTAGAGCTTGAGTTTTTATATGTACCTGTAATGGCGTACATAGAGGATTGTGGAATGTTTATTGATCAAGAAAAGTGGAAAGAAAAGATAGAGCTTGACCTCTATCGACTTAACCGTAGTTTGGATAAGCTTGACGAGATCTACTATGAACATTCTAAAACAGCACAACTTAGTTTATTTGGAAACCCGGATATCAACTGGGGATCAAGTTCTCAAGTTTTAGCTTTCTTAAATAGGTTAGGCATACACCCCGTCGACAAAGATGGGAAGCCTACCACAGCCAGTAAGGTTTTATCAACCATGACGAAGACTCATGAGATAATTTCTGCCTTAATGGACTTTAGAAAGCATCAGAAAAACTGTAGTACTTACGGTGAAAGCTTCATAGAGTTATGTAACAGTTTCCCCGATGGAAGGGTGCGCACATCTTTCCGTCAGATATTAAAAACTGGTCGAACAGGCTCTGGTGCGAGTGAGGCTGGAGGAAGTACTATAAAAGAGGCTAATCTTCAGAATATTCCAAGGGACAAATACACTAGGAGTTGTTTTATCCCAAAAGAGGGATATACCTACGTTGTTGCTGACTATAGCCAACAAGAACAAAATATCTTGGCAAATCAGTCTGCCAACCCCGCTTTATTGGAGTTTTTCAAGTCAGGGTCGTCTGACATGCATTGTTTCGTTGTAAGAAAGATGCATCCAGAGATTGCTGACCTCACGGATGATGAAATAAAGAAGGGACATTCTGATAAAAGAAATTTTGCAAAAGCTTGTGGCTTTGCTTCGAATTATGGCGGAAACGGCCAGACCATAGCATATAACCTGGGCCTAACACAGGAAGAAGGAGATAGAATCTACCAAAGCTATGTAGATAGTTTACCTGGGCTTTTTGATTACTTTAAGATAAAAGAAGGCGAGACTCATCGATTAGGACATATACTGACCAATCACATCGTAAAGAGACGCATATATCAACCAAGACTTAAAGAATTAAAAACCCTCGGTAAAAGTATTGATTGGGATGATTACCGATTACACAAAAGTACACTATCCGAGAAGTATCTAGACTACTACAAGCCTCTAATGAGCAAGCTTGCAAAGATCAAGTCTGGTATTCGGAAGGCATCAATGAATGCTCCTATTCAATCAACAGGGGCAGACATGATGAAAAGAGCGGGCATTCTGTTCTATCACTGGATTTTAGAAAATGACTTAGTAAACAAAGTACTAATAGCAAATATTATCCATGATGAATATGTAGCAGAGTGCCCCACCTCAATGGCTGATGAAGTGTCAGATAGACTTAAAGATTGTATGTTACAAGCCTCAGAACCTTTCTGTGACCTTGTACCTATGAAATTGACAGTTATGACTACTCAACAGTGGGAACATTAATAACATGAAGAAAACAGAATTACTTAAGTTAGTTCTTAATCCTGATGTCTTTCATCATGTATCCTATCTATTGGTGTCACTTGGACTTGTCCAAACACCTTCAGATAAGAATCCCGCTATGTCAAGGCTTGTCTTAACTGAAGCAGGTGAACGGATTATATCCACTAAACCCGCAGGGGTAAGTCAACTTTTTATAGATTCATACCGTTCTCTCTTTCCTGCTTATAAAAAGGGGGAAGTAAAGCTTGTAGCCGAAAATCTATCTTGGTTAATCAATACACATGAGTGTACTGAAGACCAAATTATAGCGGCGACCAATGCATACCTGAGAACGGTGGATGATAAGAAATATTGCCAACAAGCAGATTTCTTCATTTACAAGAATCTAACAAACGGTGCTGTAAGGAGTACCATTTTAACATTTTTGAATGGAGAGGATCTAGAAAAAGAGGAGGAAGGATACGGATGGGAAGTGGTTTAGGAATTAAATCTATAGCAGAAGCTTACCAAGAGGAGCTTCGGTATATTAAAGGTCGTTATACAGGTGAGATAAAATCTGCAAAAACGCCTTGGAAAACTTGGAACGAAATTTACACAGATGGTTTCGAATGGGGATGGATTGTAACAATCGCTGGCTTGTCTGGCTCCGGTAAAACGGCTCTGCTTAACATCTTAGAAACCCAAATGTTCGAATCAAATCCGGACCAAGAAATAGCTGTGCTTTCATTCAATTTTGAAATGTTAGCACGTAGACTAGTAGGTAGAAAAATATCTGGTTTCTTGAAGAAGTCAGTTAGGCAAATATATAGTGCAGAGAAAGAGGGGAATATTTCAGAAGCTGAAATCGATTCCTTGGAAAAGAATGTAAAGGACTTAATCACAAAGTACGACATTTCCTATGTGGAAATGCCAGGCAGTGTAAATGAAATTGCTATTGCCGCAGAAGCTTTTATATTAGCGAAGCAAGCTAAGACTCCTAATGTAAAAGTAGTGGTTACGTTAGACCATTCTATATTGGTTAAGAAGTTAAAGGGGAGTGAGCGAGATACATTAACAGAATTGATGGCCTGTTTCAACGAATTGAAGAAACAGCACCCAGATACTTTGTTTATTGTACTTTCTCAGTTGAATAGGAATATCGAAAAAGAGGAGAGAAAGAAAAGCTATGGTCCTGAGAGGGCCCTGCATTATCCTCAAAAATCGGATATTTTTGGCTCAGAGGCCTTATATCAGTTCTCTGATGCCGTTATTGTTTTTCATAGACCTGAACTATTAGGCATTACCGCCTATGGTCCGAAAGGGTTAACTACGAAAGACATTATTTATTGCCATCATCTTAAGGCAAGAGATGGAACTCCTAAGATAACTAGGTTTGAGAACAAGTTAAGTATTAATTCATTGAAAGATATTAGCTAGTGAGCGAGTTGCCGATGGAGATAATTTCTCCGAAGAGTGATAGTATCGATATGCTTGTTGTCTTTGGCTTTAATAAAGTAGGAAAGACATCTAATCTAATGCAATTGCCCAACTCTTTTGTATTGGATTTAGAGGGTTCATGTATGTACTATCCTGGTAAATACATCAACCTCAAGGAATTTGAAATTGAGAACAAGGTTGGTCCGGCTACTGCAGTTTTGCGTGTAGCTGAGATGATAAGTGCGAAGAACAAGGAAAAAGGAAGTCCTATTTATGATTATATCATAATTGATTCCTTATCTAAACTTGAGGATATAGCATTGAATTATGCTACTCATCTTTATAAGAACTCTATTGTTGGAGCGAACTTTACTGGAACGGATGTTACTGCTGAATTGGCTAAAGGTGCTGGATACCTGTGGTTATGGAAGGCATTTGAACGTCTACTGTCTCCTTATAAAGGTCTTGCTAAAACATTGATCTTAGTAGGTAGAGTAAAAGAGTCCTCAGTAAATAAAGGCGAGCAAGAGATTGAAGCATTAGACCTTGATCTAACTGGAAAGTTAAAGAAGATCGTAGGTTATGATTGCAGCGCAATCGGAATTATGAAAAAACAAGAAGGAGAAGCAAACACAAACATTTTGTCGTTTGTTAACAGTTCCGATAATTTGGCTACAGGTGCTAGAGTAGCTCATTTGTCCGGAAAAGAATTTGTCATTTCAAAATACGACCCAGTGTCAGGGAATTTGGAAACCTACTGGGAAGAGATTTTTCCAAATCTAAATCAATAATTTAATGTATAATCTTAGCAAAGCTAAGCCCCTTTCAGAGCCATTTCCAGTAGCCGCATGTGTGTCTGGAGTTGAGCTTGATCGTGTAGAGTTTGTAGAGGACAATGGAAACGAGTATCTCGATTTCTATTTTAAGGTAGGGGACAAGTATTCTCTAAGAGATCGAAGATTTCCGGTTAAGAAAGATAATCTTCGCATGATGCAGAGAGACGGCGAAACTTTGGTGCAAACCGAAGAGCGTCTCATTGCCGAGTCTGGTCGTGTATTCCATCATATTGCATCTAAGTTTGCAACTGAAGATGAAATTGATGCAATTCAAGGCGAGAATTTCAAAGAGTTTTGTACGGCGTATTGTAAGTTGATCAATGGTAATTGCAGCGGAGTTAAGCTGTATATGAAAACCATTCTTAACAAGTCTGGGTATGTAGCTGCTCCAAAAGCAGGTAGATTCTTGCAAAATGAATCAGATGGTGTATGTACACTGTCTTATACCAAAAAGGAACTTGAGCTGATTGATAATGCTACCCGGAAGGAGGGCATTACTGTAGATGCGGATGATTCTGTGTAATTAATTAACGAAAGCTAATAGCTTTATAGGGAGAGGAAGGGTTGTTGGTGACAGCCCTTCCTCTTTTTAGTATGTATAGTTTAAAACAGAAGAAAGTCCTCACTTACTATGATCTTATTGAAAGGTATAGAGAAGAGGCGATTTATCTTTTTTACTTGGGGGACCAATTCTGTATTAACAGGTTTATAAGTTCTCCATTTAAAGATAGATCCGATAGTGATCCTAGCTTTAAGCTCCGTTATAAGGATAACATGTTATTGTGGTACGATTATGGTGATCACAAAACTGGATATCCTGCAAGCGTAGTTGGATTTGTCATGCGTTATTATGAAATCGATAACTATCAAGATGCTTTAGCTAAAGTAGTTGAAGACATGAAAGATTTCACAATTACCAGTGACATACTGAAAGAGGTTGATTTAATACGACTAAAAAGTGGTAGAGATACAAAGAAAGGAGCAGTATTGCGTCCTCGATTTGAACAATACGAACTTGATTTTTGGGAAAGTATTCTTGTAAAAGAACCTTTATTAAAAGAGTATCGAACATATGCCGCTAAAGAAACATACATTGATGGTAAACTTTGGAGAAAATCTTCTAAGTATGACCCAGTGTTTGCATATGTGATCGATGACGATCCTAAAAATTACTCTATGCAATGGTATCGTCCATTCGCAGAGAGCAAAAAGAATAAGTTTAGAGATCATAATACAGACGGTAAGATTTTTGGTTTAAAGCAACTTCCTAAAAACGGAGAGGTGCTTATTATAACCAAGTCATGTAAAGACGTTTTGGTATTAAGAGCTTTAGGTTTTTGGGCTATTTGTCCTTTTGGTGAATCCTCATATATACATTTACTAGCAATATTACCTGATTTAATCAGCAGGTTTGATAAAGTGTTTGTAATGTATGATCCTGATAAAACAGGCATGGAGTATTCTAAATTAATAACCTCAAAATTTGAGGGGGCACTGATAAATATCACCATCCCAGAGGATCTTGAAAAGGATCCAACAGATAATGTAAAAGCTGGGAAAACAGAACAATTTTTGACTTTTTTAAATGCGCAAATCAACAGCGAAAGCAATTGACTACGAACTACCATCAGATGATAAGTTCGAAAAAGGTGTAGCGTTAGCGGGCACAGACATAACCCAAGCTCTTAATGGCTCTGGATCTTCTTGGAATGCCGTAGGCTTAACAGGTTGTAGATCAAGTCTCTGGACACAGGATATTTTGTTCAAAACAAAAATTAGTATAGACATTGTAAGGGATTGGTTACAAGCCATTGGAGAAATGTTTGCTGTAACACGTCCTTTCTTTATGATAACTAAAAAAGGGAATATGACTTACTACAGAGTAAGTTATTACATTGCACAAGCAGGCCCTTCCTTTGGACAACTTGGGGCTTTTCCAACCACTCCGACATTTAGTAACTTTTATACTAACTACGAAAGGATACAAAAAAACAGCAAACTGAAGCCATACCAAATTTTAGCTATCATCTCTAAAATTCCTGATTATTCTGGGAATTTTGGTACTGATACTTCTAGACTTTGTGTCCATCCTTCTTATTTGAATTTTATCAGGTATAAAGATGGATTTTTAACAAAAGGTCAGTCTTGCCAGATGAATCCTCCGACAGCATTAGTAGCAAATACCGGTTTGTCTTTGAGATTAAAAGCTAAATACGATACGCTCAAGAGTTATGATGCGATGTATATAGCTTTTCTGAAGAACGTAGAAAACACCCTTAAGACAATGATTGTCTTGAAGAAAAAAGGGTATTTTTCTAGCGTACCTGCAGGAACTCAAGCAGCGATAAGGGCACGCTTAGAACAACTAGGATTGAAATCCTGGGCTCCTTATGTGCATTTAACTAAAGAAAATCTCTTTTACATAGATTATGCTTCTTTAGGAAGGCGTATCAATTTACCATTTAGACTTGCTGATGTTGAAACAAATCTCGATAAGAGACAACAGGCATTGTTTAATTTGGTAAGAGAAGAACTTGCTGAATTAGAAAATAAGAACAAATGAAATGGAATACCTTATTCTCTGATGAAGAGCTGCATTTCCATGAAGCCCTCAATAAAGTTATTGAGACCACTCCTGCAGCGGAGAGGTATCCAGAGGATAAGGATATACTTAGAGCTTTTAGTTTCTGCGGATTCGACGAAACAAACGTAGTTTGGATAGGACAAGACCCCTATCATGACGGAAAAGCAACAGGGCTCTGTATGGGCGTGAACGGTAAACCGATTCCCCCCACGTTACGGATCTTGAATCTTGCTCTGGAATCAGAGTATGATACAGGAATCTCAGATTATTCTCTGGAAAGTTGGGCTAGACAAGGCGTACTCCTCTTAAATGCCTCTCTTACGGTTGCTAAAGGCAAACCAGGAAGTCATTCTAAGATCTGGCGTCCTTTTGTTTTTAATCTCCTGCAAAAGATTAATGAGAAAAGGAAAGACATTGTATGGGTTGCTTTGGGAGCAGATGCACAAAAACTGCTCGCAGAAATCCCAACTATTCCAGAGGACAATATGATTAAAGCACCTCATCCAATGGTAGCTATTTACCAAGGCGATATTCATAAGTTTATCGATCATAACATCTTTAGTCGTATAAACAATAGACTTATTGAACTTGACCATGCCCCTATCTATTTCTAAAGAATTTGCTTTCTCAGATATGGACTTTACAAAATGGAAGGATAAAACCAACAATTTTGAAGGCCCTCCTCTGGGAAAATTGAAAACGGAGAATGAAACATACTCCAGCTATTTTGCTCAATGTCGAGCAGCCACTAGTCGAACACAGTTTATTGGTCGAAAAGGGGTAGATGCTTTACCTAATTATTTACGTTGGTTAGAGCTTATCACACCTTTATTCAGAATACCGGAAGGCACTATTAGGCTCAAGCTGTCTGATAACGCTCAATTTCATTTTATTTGGAGACCTTCTCCAGAATGGAATGCATATGAAAGAATTAATAGCATGCAAGCATGTATGCTTATTACCGAACCCTGGGGAGATTTCTTCTTAAGGAGATTCTTTGAATACTACGATAGGGGTGAGTTTACCTTTATGGAATGTATTGAGTTATTATGCTATGAGTTTCGGAAGATTGCTTATACAGCCGAGGAGTTTCGAATGTTTACCTATAGGTTTCCATTTGGAAATTCTTTAAACGGAGCCCCTTATTTTAACAAAGACATTACTGTTGAATACATTAAAGACAGTTATATAGCTAATCCCTTGTCTACTGGTAAGTTTCCTGGTTACATCTTTTATAGAGAGCCGGGAAATCTTAACGAAAAAGAAAGACTTGTACAATACGGATATGAACAGCTATTGATTACTTTGATGACTAATAGCAAGATTGTCAAAAGAAATGATCTTAATACGATCTATCGTTTTCCTGACAAGCTTGAAATTACTGCTGCTGAATACATACCTAGTACTTCTTGCCACTGTAGCCATTTAAGATATATTCCTTATGGGGAAATGTCTCCAATTTTATGTGGGCATGAAAAAATAAAGCTTGTATTTAACAATGTAGAAGAAGTTAGAGACATTGTCTCCAGAAATAAAAAAGGACTTAAAGCCACGCTAAAAGATGCTGGAATTAGGCCGTCTGTTTATCCACTAATATCAAACCTCGTCTAATGACAAAAGTATTTGTATACGGAACTCTTTTGAAAGGATTCGGGAACCATGCCAGACACTTGGAAAGCTCCAAGTTTATCGGAGCGGCTGTTACCCAGAAACAATATACCATGTTTAAATCTGGTATCCCCTTTGTAAACAAGGAATTTCCTAATTACCCTATTATAGGTGAAGTTTACGAAGTAAACGCAGCTGTGTTGCAAGGGTTGGATCGCCTAGAAGGGCATCCTGAATGGTATTATCGTGAACCAATTCCGGTTGTTTTAAAAGAAACAGGCGAAGTCATCACGGCAAGTATTTATTTCAATGATCACGTAGCTAACAGAATGTTGGCTGTAGGTGATTTTAAAACAAACGAATATGTTGACTTTCGCAAGAATTCGGTCCAGGCACCCGACACACAGAGTCCTGCGCAGGAACCCAGCACTACGCTTTAAGGTTCCTGTAGTAATCCGATTAGGCAGTACTACCGCTGTATCTTTAAAAGGAGGAGTTCAATTAAATACGGTAGAGTCCATCCGAAATTGTTCCGATAAGATGAAAATGAAAAACATCTTTAGGGCAAATAAGGTCACAAGTGCCAGATACTGGACTCTGGACGAGATGCAAAAAGAAAAGAAACCACCATTTCCACTGGTTAAGAAAATCAGATTCAGAAGTAGAGGACATGGTATGGTCTTTATTGAAAATCAAAAAGCATTAGACGAACAACTTCGTAAAAATGCCGGTAATAGCAATGTCTATTTTGAAGAGTACTTTAATGGATCAAAAGAGTACCGTCTTCATGTTAGTGATTTAGGCTGCTTCTATACTTGTAGAAAGGTGAGAAGAGCTGACGCTAAAGAAAGATGGTTCTTTAACAGCTCCAATTGTAACTGGTTGCTTGAAACTAATCCACAATTTGACAAACCGAAAACATGGAAAAACATTGTATCGGAATGCCAAAAAGGCCTCAAAGCTTTAGGATTAGACTTCGCTGCATTTGACGTAAGGGTAAAGAAAGATGGTTCTTTCATACTCCTGGAAGCCAATTCAGCTCCTTCTTTCGGAGACGATCCAAGGAATGCTGTAGTTACAAGAAAGTATCTCGAACATATTCCGTTAATTGTAAAAAACAAAATACGCTAACCTATGTGCGGAATTAGTGGCTATATCGGAAATAACGTCAATATCGAAAAAATGAAAATCCTCGGTATCTTAAACGATACTAGAGGTAAACACTCTTGCGGAATATACTACGGAAATCAAGTAGTATGGGGTGTAGACAAACAGGCTCGATTGCCAGAATTAATGGCAACTCATATAATTGACCCTGCAATTGTAGACATAAACCCGACTTTAATGCTTATGCATTCAAGGTCAGCCACTATGGGGGCTCATACGAAAGGAAATGCACATCCTATTACAATTTCAAGAAGAGATTCTGGGCTAATTACAAACGCCATAGAAGGACCATATGACATGGTCGGAGTGCATAACGGTAAGATAGACAATTTCTATAATATGAGAGAAAAGTTTATCAAGCAATTACCTTTTGCACAATTCGATATTGATTCAAAAATACTAATGGGTCGTCTTTTTCTTAACCAGGAACACCCCGAAGAAGTGTTAATGGAATATGAAGGAGCTGCATCTATTATGTACACCTATGATAACGAAAGTTTATTCGTTTTTCGTGGGGAGGCAGACGGTGATGAAGAAAGACCTTTGGTTTATTTACAAGAACCAGAAGGTTGGTATTTTTCATCTTTACCCGAGCCTTTGGAGATTATCAAAA